ATTTAATCAAATATTGTCAATTTGGGGTAGTGACAAATTGACTCTTTTTATCGTTAGAATGGTCTCTGGAGGTTCTGATCTGTCCGGCAACCAGTTGGCCCAAAAGTTTACAATCCTCTAAAAAAATTAAACAAATATTGTTAAGTCAGAGAAAAATAAAAAAAAGTCTGTCAGACAAATAGACATAAAAAGGACAGAAAAAAAAGAAAATTCTATAACTTACTAAACAATACTAATACGAGTCAATAAATATATAATGAGTACAGGGCAAACCTATAACTTACAAAAAATAAAGTTTCAATCCAAGAAAATAATTTCAACCCCAAATAGACCGGGTAGGGGTTGGGGTTAAAGACTAGCACACATAGTACACCAATTTTTTCAATTTCCACACATTTTGTAGCTATATATTATATATATATATATATTATATATTATATATAGTTATTATAGCTATATATGCTATATATGCTATATATTATATATATATTATATATATGCTATAAGCAAAGAGAAAAATTAACACTTGTTTTAAATAATTTTTAGTATTAGATTTATATCAACTTAAGGAATTATTATGGTAACTAAAGTAAAAAACACAAAAAAGAAGAAAAAGAAAGAGCTGCCTGTGCTAAAGGCACTAAGAACTCCTGTAAAAATATATGGCAAGTTTAAAATCTAAAGCCACACATCATTGTGCTAACTGGAATAACGGAAATTGTCTTGGTGCTTTCTTTTACAGAGAAGATGGGTTATTAAGAATGAGGATTCGTAAGAAATACGTTAATAAACCTTGTAAGGTAGATGAGAACTGCAGTTATTTTGATAATATAGTAACACCAGCAATAGATAACGGAAAGTAATATGGATATTTTTGAAACAATAGAAAGATTAAAGTACATATCTTCTAAATTAGACTTAGATAAGTTTGATTGTGTTAGTAAACAGCAGTTTAACTACCTAAAAGAAATTAAAAGAAGAGTTAAAACAATAGACATTGAAAGAATAGATATGTCTACAATGGACAAATGGGAGTTTCATGATTAAAAAACATAGAAGAGCTATAGTAATACCAGATATACATTTTCCTGTACAGGATGATGCTGCTATAAACTGCGTATTAAAAGCTATAAAGATGGTAAAACCAGATGTATTCATTTGCTTGGGAGATTTAGGCGAATGGCATAGTGTTTCTCCTTGGCGTTATAAGAGACGAAAGAGGCCACCACTTGAATATACCATAGAAGATTTAGCAGTAGATGCTAAAAAGGTAAATGATGGACTTGATTTATTCGATAATGTGCTGAAATCAGTAAAATGTAAAGAAAAACACATGATTGAGGGTAATCATGATAATTGGCTGAACATGTTTGTAGAGGAATACCCTTATTTGAAGCAATATCAGTTCAAAAACGTCATGAATCTAAAAGAGCGAGGGTATAAGTACTATCCTTATGGAAAGTACCTTAAAATAGGAAAATTATACTTTTATCATGGTGGTCATTACTCTAGTTATAATCACACTAGACAACATTCCCAGAATCTAGGGAAGAATATAGTATATGGCCATGTACATGATGTGCAAAGGATGGGAGTAACTCATGTTGATGGGGCCCATCATTCATTTAGTCTTGGTTGCTTGAAAGATATGTCATCTGAATCCAATATATGGTTAAAAGGTAGACATACTAACTGGTCACATGCTTTTGGTATTATTGACTGGTTTCCTAATGGAGACTTCAGACTAGATGTCGTAGATATTACGAATGGTAAAACATTTGTATGGGGTAAGTTAATAGACGGAAACAAATAAAGTGTTCGGAGGGCGTTGGTTAGGCGACGTAATAATTTGGTCGGGAGTAACACTTGTTTTCTAAATTAATAAAAAACCGAAAAGAACATCTTTATAATAATAAGGATGAGTTCTTTGATAATGAAGATGATGATTATTGTGAAGATTGGCGTGAATCTAAAACTGGACAATGGATATTAACTGATGATGGTCAAGTATGTAAGGTTCTAAAACGGGGTGTTTTTAGTAATGGTAAGGAATATATCCGTACTTTACTAGGAACATACCCGATAAGAGAGAATATACATATTGGTGGTAAACCAGCAGATGATATATATAGATTCACAAAATCAACTAAACCAAGACATAGTAAGGATAAAATTGAAGAACCAACTAGAAGAGAAGTTATATTCGCTAAATACTGTGCTAATGGAATGCCTCCAGAGCAGGCTTACTTACGAGTATATCCAACAGATAATTCTAAATATGCTCAGACAGCTTCAAATTCTCTTCTAAAAACTGAAAGGGTACAGAAATTGGTTAGTGAAGAAGTAAAGAAAATGCTAGGTAATGTTGGTATAGATGAGGAATACCTATTACACAACGCAAAGAATATTATAGATAATCATGATGGTCGTGATTCAGATAAGTTACGGGCCATAGAAATGCTAATGAAAATATCAGGTATGTTCCCAAGTGATAAGAAAACGGAGTCTCTAACTGTATTTCAAGGTTTTACTAATGAACAATTAAAAGAATTGGATGTTTCAAAAACTAAAGTGCTTGCACATGCCGAAAAAGATATCTCGTAGCGATATACCATTGGATAGCATGCCTGTAGTAATAAGTACTATAAGAAAATGTAAAGTATGTAAGAGTGCTTTAAATAGAAGAGAAAAGTATGTGGTATTTAATGAAGTTAATGTACCACTAGGATATAGTTGTAAACATTGTTATTCTATCTATCTTGATAACGATGTTCTTATAATGATTGGAAATGAGGATAATGTAGATGTCTTTGGAGAAACCTAAACCATTTAACATAGTACCACCACCATCTGAATCTAAGATTAATGATGATGTACTAAAAAAGTCATATACTGACTTAATATACTTTGGTAGAGCCTTTTTACCAAAAGATTTCTTAAATAAGAGTGCTTCCCCTAAATTTCACTATGAGGTAGCTGAAAAACTAATATCAACTAAACCGGGTGCTAGAATATGTGATATACTTCCTAGAGGGTTTGGTAAATCTATTCTTTCAAAAGCAGCAATACTTCATAAAATGTGTTTCTCTCCACAGGGTTCAAGATTGTTTATAGCTTGGGTTGCTGAAGAACAAGGTCAATCTATAGACCACCTAAAGTATATTAAGACTCATTTAGAAATAAATGATAAGCTAAAATACTATTTTGGTGATATGGCCGGAGATAGTGCTGGTAATAGATGGACTGAAAAAGATATTGTATCAGCAAAGGGAGATAGACTTATAGCAAAGGGGACTTCTCAGAGATTAAGAGGTAGAACAGAGATTGATGTTCGATATACTGGTATTATCCTTGATGACTTTGAATCAGAGTTAAATACCAAAACACCTGAACGTAGAGCTGAGATTAAAAAATGGATTGTATCTACAGTATTCCCAGCATTAGAAGAATCTCCCGGTAATGAGGGATGGATATGGATGGCTGGCACTATTGTTCATTATGATAGTTTCTTACAAATGGTAGTAGAGGGATTTAATCAAGCTAAACAAGATGGTCGTGACTATCCTTGGGATATGACATTTTACAAAGCTATTGAAAATGATAAACCTCTATGGCCTGAACAATTCCCATTAAAGAAGTTAGCAGCTAAGAAAAGAGAGTTTATTGAAGCTGGTCTTGTAAATAAATATGCTCAAGAGTATATGAATGATGCTAGGGATATTACAGACGCTGCTTTTAAAATTGATAGGATTCAGTATCATAAATATAATTTTGTATCAAAAGATAAGTTTGCTTATTTAGATGCTGGCGATGATATGATACCAGTAAATATTTATATTGGAGTTGATATAGCAGCTACAGCTACAAAGAAGTCTGACTTTCAGGCTATTGTAGTAATAGCTATGGATAAACAAAAGAATCGTTATGTGATTGAGTATTTTAGAGAAAGAATACCTACATTTGATTTACCTGATAAAATTATTGCTATGGCAAAGAAATATCAACCAGTTAAACGAGTTACTATTGAAACAGTAGCTGCTCAGGAAATGGTAAGAGATATGGTTACTCGTATGGCTACTAAAGATAGAAGATTAATGCCGGGTATCTTTAAGGGGGTTAGACCTCCCGGTGGTATAAAAAAAGAAGATAGACTGGAAACAAGTCTTGGGCCAATAGTAAATAGTAAGAAATTATATATAAATAGAAATATGACAGAGTTAGTAGATGAGTTCTTTGAACATCCTTTCCCTAAGAATGATGACTTAATGGATGCTTTATACTATGCTGATTACTATGCTAAACCACCATTAAGCAAGAAAATGACAAAAGATGAGTATGGTAATATAAAAGAACGCAAAGTTAATAAAAAGTATAATTGGTTTACTGGAGCTAGAGCAAATTAAAAAAGATTGCTTTATAGCTTGACAAGCTATGCTTTTTATATATATATTCTCTCCTTACAATGCAAATACCTGAAGACCCTAGAGCTAAATTAACTAAGGAACTGTTTGACAGATATCGTGATGCTCGTTCCGGATGGGATACAGAAGCTCGTACAGATATTGACTTTTTCTATGGCAATCACTTTGAAGATAATGAAGTAGATGACCTAGAGCATAGAAATCAAGCTGCTGTTCCTATGGATAGAGTTGGCCCAGCAGTAGAAAAGATGAAAGCTATGCTTACTTCTAGAGCACCTGCTTTTACAATTATACCTAGAGAAGACTCAGATGTAAAGGTTGCTAAACTATGGCGTATTGTTATGAGTTATATTTGGGAGATATCTGATGGTAATACTAATTTAAAACAAGCTATACATGACCACTCTACTACAGGAATGGGATATTTATATGCTTATATTGATACTGAAGCTGATTTTGGAAAAGGGGAAGTAAAGTTTACTTGTGTAGACCCATTTAGAGTATATATACCATCTTCTTCTAGAGATAGATGGTTTAATGACGCTGAGAATATTATATTATCTACTATTCTTACTGGCGAACAAGTATTAACATTATATCCAGAACTTGGGCCTAAAGTTAATGAAGAAACTGGAGAAGAAGAACCGGGATTACTTCAGCATGTATCATCTTATACAGATGAAGATTTTCCATCAGCTCAAAATAGTGGACAACAAAAAACATGGACACCTGATGAGGCTAGAGATTTAGAATTTACTTATCAGGAAAAATATCAAGTATTAGAAAGATTTTATAAAACAAAAGTACCATTTTATCGTATTGTTGATTCTCGTAGTGAAGAAGAGATGATATTAGATGAATCAGAGTTTCAACAGTTTTTAGAAAAGAATCCGGGTATTTTTGAAAAAGGGATGGCTCAATTTGAAGAAGTTCTACAAACTCGCGTGGGTATTGTTTGTTCCATAGGCGAGGTGGTTTTGTACGAGTCCATCCTCAATACTGACTTATACCCTATCGTACCTTTACCTAATATATATACTGGAACTCCATATCCGAGGTCTGATATTTCTAGGGCTAGACCAATGCAAAGACTGTTAAATAAATTATGGTCTTTAGCTTTGTCTCATGCTCAGGCCAGCGCGGGTTTGAAACTTATTGTACCTATTGGAAGTGTTGATGATTTAAGTCAACTTGAACAAGACTGGGCTAATCCAAATGCTGTAATAGAAGTTGATTCATCTCAGGGAGAACCTCATTTTCCAGCACCTACACCATTAGCAGGAGAATTTTATAAGTTAATACAATCTTGTGAGTTTTATATTGACTTTACTTTTGGTATTCCAGAGTTGATGCATGGGTTTGCTGAAAAAGCACCTGAAACTGTAAGGGGTACAGAAAGAATGCTGGCTCAGGGTGCTGAAAGACCTAAGTCTAAATTAAGGGATATAGAATTTAGCATTAGGAAACTTGGTCAGGTACTATATGGTCTATCAAAAGGTCATTATACATTTAAAAAGATTTTTAGATTAACTCAAGCTAATAACAATGTTAATGAAGTTATGGCTAATTACTATGATGATTACTCAGAAACAATAATGGATGTATCCAAAGAGCGTCATCATATTGGACAACATGATATTAGTATAGAACCGGGTTCTACATTACCAACAAGTAAGTGGGCTGAGTATAGTGTTTATTTAGAAGCTTATCAAGCTCAGTTAATTGATAGGGTAGAGGTAATAAAGAAGAATCCAGAAATATTTGATAAAGAGGGTCTTATTCAGAGAATGGGTGAGATTTCTCAATTGCAAAGTCAGGTAGAACAACTGACTAAGCAAAATAAAGATTTGCAGGGTGACTTGCAAACTGCACGTAGGGAATCTGTTAGCGATAGAAAGAGGATTGAAGTTGAAAAATTTAAATCTAAACTTTCTGGAGTTGAGTCAGATACGAAGGCAAATAAGAAAATCCAAGCTAATAAGCTTGATAACGCGGTGAAGCTACAAGTAGAAAAATTAGGGTCTGCCATGAATGATATGGAAGAGGGCCTTGGTTCAGTTCGTGATATACTTTAAAAGACATCGCAGTTAGGAGAAAACAATGAATGAAATAAATGAAGTGGTTGAACAGGAACAACAAGTTGCTGATGATACTGGAAATCCATTTGGAGAACCAAGACCAGAGGGGGAATATCAAGGCGATGTTGCTCCGAGTCAGTCTCCAGAAAGCGAAACTTACCAAGTAGACTGGGAAACTGAAGCAAAGAAATTTCAATCTATGCATGATAAACAATCATCAGAGAATGATAAAATGCGTCAGGATATGAAGTACATGGCCGAGAAGTTCGTTGAGGCACAACAAGGTACTGTTAGTAACCAACCTAAATCACAATCATTAACCGAAGAGGATTTTAATCCTTGGGATGCCTACTACAAACCTGAATCCGATAGTTATAAATTCCGAGTAAAACAGGAACAACAATCGGTTAATCAGGCTGTTCAAGGGGAGATGTCCAAAATGAATGAACAGATGCTCTTGAACAATACTGTGAATGAATTGAAGAATATGCATAAATTGTCAGAT